GGACGCTGAGAAAAAATCAGAAGAAATAGTAACAATGGCTGAAGATGAGGCTAATAAAATCATCAAAAAACTCAAAGGTATTAAAGTTATAAAATAATGGCAACATCAAAGAAATCATTAGGTAGTCTTTCAGGACTAAAGGCTTCTAACAAACGTGTAGGACCTGTAGATCCTAAAGGTGCTTGGACAAAAGTTCAAGAGAGAACATTAGCAGGAGCTAAAGGTAAAGCTACTTTGAAAAAAGATAAAGAACTTGGTGCTACCAAGATGAGTAGCAAGAAGAAGTAACATGATCTTTGAGCCTGCTAACAGAATAGATGTATCTACACCTAAAGGTGATGGAACTATCTGGCTTGTTACAGACTATGGTCATGAGACTGACACTATATATACTATTATCATTAATGCCACAGGGGAGCTCTGGCAATTCGTTCATAAAGATATTAGGGTAAAACCTAACATAACATTTAGAAGATATGGCAAAGGACAAGAACTGGATTCAGAAAGCAGTAAACCCTAAACATAAGGGTTTCTGTACTCCTATGACTAAAGCTACATGCACTCCCAAAAGAAAAGCATTAGCTAAGACACTCAAAGCTATGGGCAGAGCTCGTAAAGGAAAGTAATGGGATCTATAAAGAAAGCTGGTCCATGGAATCCACAGAAGGCTACAGCCTATGTAGGAAAGGGCGTTCTTAAGAATGGTGGTAATATAACACCTGTACCTAATGGTCATCTTATTAAGAAGGATGGCACATCATTAAAGAATGGTGGTAAGGTTGTTAAAGCTGGTGGTCAAACACATAAAGTGTTTAAGAAAAAGGTTGATAAAGGAATAGGTGATAAAGGAGATATAGTTGTAGATCATACAGCTGGTCCTTCTGCAGGTAAGTGGGATAAGATTAATCTTACAGAGAAATCTAGAGCTAAAACTGTTAAACAAGGTGTTGCTTCAGTTAAGAAGTGGCATAAAGATAATCCTGACTATGGCAAAAAGCGAAGCATGGCAAAGAAAGGAAGGTAAGAATCCTTCTGGTGGCTTAAATGCAAAAGGTAGGGCGTCCTACAACAGAGCTAATCCAGGTAAGCCTGGTCTTAAAGCGCCACAACCTGAAGGTGGTCCTCGCAAGAAGTCATTCTGTGCTAGGATGTCAGGCATGAAAAAGAAACTAACGTCTGCTAAAACAGCAAACGATCCTAATTCACGTATCAATAAATCTCTACGAAAGTGGAAGTGTTAACATGGCAAAGAAAGTATTAAAGAAAGCTCAAACGGGCACATCTATGAACAATGCAAAAGCTAGTGCTCTTGAGAGTATTAAAGGTGGTTTTATGGAATCACGAATGAGAGATAAACAACGTGTAGCTGCTGATTCTTTACAAAAAAATATAAATAGTGCTGCAGGAATGCCATCTATGAAACCTTCTGAAATGGCTAACAAAATGAAAAAAGGTGGAATGATTAAACGTGCTGATGGTTCTATGTCTAAGCGTGGTTTATGGGACAATATTCGTGCCAACAAGGGAAGTGGAAAGAAGCCAACTTCAGCAATGCTAAAGCAAGAAAAGAAAATAAAAGCTCAAACTAAAAAGAAATAACAATGGCAAAGATGGTAAAAAAAGCCCAAGAAGGCACTGAACTTAGAAAAGGTCAATACAAAAGAGTTGGTAGAATTTCAGAAAAAAATCCTGAAAGAGCTCAGCGAGTAGCTGATCGTATGAATACACGAGCTAGTCGTGTAGAACGTGGTAAAGAAATTGCAAATCCTTCTATAATGACTCAAAATCCTATGTATGACTTAGACAGACGTATGGAAAAGGGAGATATAAGAATGAAATTAAAAGATAAAGAGACAATGAAAATGGGTGGTAAATTAAAACCTGTTGATAAAACTAAAAAACCTGGTTTAGCAAAACTACCTACACCTGTAAGAAATAAAATGGGTTTTAAGAAGAATGGTGGTGTAATGTCTAAAAAGAAATAATATGAAAACAATGAAAAAAGCACAAGCTGGTGTATCTATACATAAAAAACCTGCTACTAAACCTGCTGTTAAAAAATCAATAGCTCCTGCTCCTAAGCCTGCTCCTAAGCCTGCTCCTAAGAGAAAGACCTATCCTATTATTCCTGATGAAACAACTAGTGATGGTTATTTAAAGCTTGGACCTCGTGAGAAAACTCCTGGTGGTGGTTTTTCTAGAAATGGTTCTAAACTTAAGAAAGCTCAAATGGGTACAGAAATGATGCAATCTCCTATGATGAAAAAAGGTGGTGCTATGAAGAAATGCAAGTATGGCTGCAAGTAAGAAAACAAAACCTGTGCTTAAAATGCACAAACCTGCAAAGGCTCCTAAGGTGGCACCTCCTAAACCAGTTGATGGTAATTATATGAGAGAGGCTGATACCCCATCACGTCTTAAGAGTAAGATGTGGCCTTTAAAACAAAAAAGACTTTCTAAATAGATTTTTGTTCGTTTCGATTAAATTTGTGATTCATTTTGTTAAGTAAAAAAGGAGACCATTGGCCTCCTTTTTCTTTTATAATTGACTATAATAATCTTTATTGAAATGTGGACTGAGATGTATAATACCTTCTTCCTTATTTAGAACTTGATCTGTTCTTTCTAATATATCTTTACTTGGAAGAGTTCCCATTCCTGATATATGTAATGTACCCATTCCCCATCTATATATCATTGTTGGACTAGGTATAGTAAATATATCAGCACTATGCGCAAATGTAATATCAGCATCTTCATCACCACTCTTATCAGGCCATTTAATCCTACCTAGATAATCTTTGGTGTAACAGTTACCATTATTAATATTATCATTAATTGTTTGATACATATTATCTACAAAGAAATAGTGTCCATTACTTCTATATATCTCATGTCCAGGATTTTCAAGAATTGACTTACCCATTAAATCTAATCCTCCAGGACCAATTAAATCATCATCATCAAGACGATAGATATAATCATACTTACATTGTTGATACCCCCACTCTAGCTTAGCAGCTATAGATGGAAACCTTTCTTTACAGTTAATTATCTTAACTCTTGGATGATTATATACATACTCCACCTTAGAGCTATCATTAACTACAACCATTTCAAAGTATTCACTTTGCTTTAAAAATGATTCAATAGCTTCTTCTAGAAGAGTATATCTTTGATAAGTTATTGTTAATACAGATATCATTTGTTGATTTGTTTTTTAATATTATCGTATATCCAAGTGGACACACTGTATTTTTTGTTTTCATCTAGTTCATTTATCAACCATTCTTCCTTCATATCTTTAGAATGAAGCCACATATGTGATAAATATGGATACTTGTCATAAATTTCTTTATAAAAAGACATTGCTGTTTGTTTATCACATTTATAAAATCCCCATTCGTAATCATCAATGTTAGGAAGACTTTTCCAAATGTCGCACATTTCTCCACCATGCGCACATCTATCCCAAGTAGAAGATGCTGATACAAAGTCTTCATATAGACACAGAAGAGTTAATCCTAGATTATAATCTACTTCTATTTGATTAGACTTACATGCTTCTAACGTGAGCGATTGCCAAGATGTATCATCTCCTATATATAATGCTTTATCAGAATTTATTACTTTAGGATTGGATAATATTGAATAAATAAATTTACTTTTAGGATTAAAGTTTAACCAACAATCATTTCTTGGCATTATATTGATATAATCATATCCTGATATTTCTCTATTAATTCCACTAATACATTCTTCAGGAAGAATATTATTATAATGACATGTATGAGGATCATAACATCTAGATACTATGTTTTCTTTTGTTTGGTTTATTGGTTTAATTGCTATGTCATCAGTATCCATATAGCTTCCTCCAAATTTGTATAATAAAATCATTCTAATTAAATCAGAACGTTCTCTAGGATTTGCTGTTATATAATGTTGCTCTACTAATGACTTGGGAAAAGGAGTATCATCAAACAAAGAAAGATCCCAAGTACGAACTAATATTTTATACTTGGGATCAAATTCTTCTTGTTTTAAACTGTTTGATATAATAATTATATCGTGAGTAGGATTGAATATTCTTGTTGAGTATATACAATCATTTAATATTTTTCTACGAGGTGAAGAAATATCAAGATAACCATCCCAATAAAAAAATATTGTATTTATCATATCTTGTATATATAATGTAAGTTAGTTTCAATTAACTGATCAGTATACTTAGTTATAACTTTTTTGTTTATATAATAATCAACTACATTTTTGATATTACCAAAGTTATAGTCATCAAATACAACAATACCATCTTGTTTAAGCATGAACTGTGTATAGATAAAATCATTAACTACAGTGTGAGTTTCGTGACCTCCATCAATATGAATCAAATCATAGCTATTTAACTCGCCAGTAGCTACATACTCTCTTAATGTTAGATTACTATCACCATACACCTCAGTTATCTTTGCAGAAGGATATGCATTCTTGATATATTCTACACAAGGTCTAGTGTAACTATGACCACCTAAATCAAAGATGAGGTATTCTGCACTAGGGTTAGCGCTGACCATTAGTAATAAACTATGGCCAGCATTAACACCTATTTCACATATCTTTGATTTACCTTCAGCTAACTTCAATAAGTTATATATCTTACTCTCATTAGCCTGATCTGTAAGATTGTCTGATGTTATATCACATATTAGATTACCTTCTACTCTTTCTCCAAGCTTATCTAATATACTAGCTATATTAGCTATATGGTCCTTGACCTCTGGTTTGATTATATCAATCATTACCAAACTAAGATTACATCAAATGGTGATACAAGTAATTTGTTCTCTCCATTAATAGGAATCACTGGCGCCTTACCTAAAGATGCTGGATCTACTAAGATTTCATCTCCCACCTCGATGTCTGTAATAAGATCACCTACAGCATGTACTGTAAGCTTATTAAGTTTCTGCATCATCTCTCTTTCAAGAGCTTCTTTTGTGTTCTCATCTACAATAAGTTTACCTTCATCTTTCTTAGGAAGGTCTAGTAACAATCTGTTACCACGTAGTTTTTTAAAATCTGTCATTAGAATTCAATGTTAGTTAGTTTCTTAAATCTTACAATATCATCACCTTTCAAATGAATATCTGATTGGAAAATGTCACGCTTACGTTGTACACCTATAACTTTATTAGTCTTAGGATTAAGTGTAGGAACCTCTTCAACACGCTCATGAATATCATCTAGTAAAATTACTAGTTCATCATCAAATGCAATGCTGCGAATTACTTTATTTACATTGAAAGAGTCTGTAAACTCTTTGTCACCCTCTTTACGAGTGTAGAAAAATTGATTTGTCATTGGTTTATTTTGTTTAAAAGTTCAATACGTCTTCTGTTAACTTCTTCAAATCTGTACATATCATTCTCTACAGATTCATGTTCTGGTAAAGTTAATAAAATAATATTAGATTTATCATATTGTAGTTCAGGATATTTACTCTTAGGGAGGATATGATGAAAGAATGTTGATAATGCTTCACCTCCTAGATAATCTCCACTCACTTCTGAGTAATGCTTGCGTTCTTTCCAGATTTCTAAGAACAAGTTTCTCATTGTCTCTATCTTAGTCTTCTGCACAAACATGTCACGCTTAACTGCTATCAGTCCTCCACGTTTAGGAGTGATGGGTTTACGCTTGATGTGACTCAAACATAAACCCTTTCCCCATACAGGCTTGCTACAGTTTTCTACAGAGCATAATTTTGCCATCTTGTTTTTCTATCAGTAGATTAAGATAAGTTTGGGCCTTCTTTAAATCTTCCAGCCCATTCTTACGCCTCCATCTCAGTAAATACTTTAATACATTACCTTCCAGAAAGTCTAACTTATATTCGTTAGCTATATCTATTACATCAAATGCATATCCTTTGTAATGATCTGGATGTACTAGTCTACTTCCTTCTAATCTTTCCTCAATTTCCTGTTGATCCATGTCCATCTGTTCCTCTTTGTGTTTCTGATAATTCTTCTACTTCTACATATTTTGCTAATGGTACAGGAATTATTACTAGCTGAGCAATGCGATCACCCACTTCATAATATTTCAAATCTTGTTCAAATGAGTTTTTCCATCTATTTTCATTATCAAGTTCCTGACTATCAATTAAATCATGTATGTTTTGATATGTAATATTTTGAACATTTACATTGAATGTAACCATAATCTCACCACGATAACCACTATCAATTACACCAACTGAGTTACTCATTGATAAATCATAGTTACGTACAGAAGAACGTGGAAATACAAGTCCCACCATTCCTTCAGGTATCTCTACAGCTATACCTGTACCATATACTATCTGACCCTCTCTAGATAAATCTAATGATATAGCTATAAGATCTGCACCTGCATCTCCTGGCTTACCAAACTTAGGCTTCTGTGCCTCTAGTACTAATTTTTTAAATAAGACTTTCATGCTCTTCTATTTTGATTACTTCTTGATTAGATAGTTTATTAATAATTTCTTCCTTTAATGAATCATAGAACTCAGGATTATCTGTAAGTAGTTGTGTGAATTCATCAAGGTCATACTTAGTTTCATTGTGTGTGATTGTCTTACCATACTTACGTAGGATTCCAAACTCACTAGCCATGTCCATAATCTCTAACATGCGATCAATACCTATACCAAATACAATCTCAAACTCTACACCTTTGAATGGAGGAGCCATCTTGTTCTTGATAGTCTTAATCTTAGTTAGATTACCATAAGCTTCTGTACCTTCCTTAGCAAGGGTCTTACTAACTTCTACACGCACATCACTATAGAACTTTAATGCATGGCCACCTTGAGTTGTTCTAGGATCACCAAACATAACACCAATCTTCTCACGATATTGACTTACGACAATAACACAAGTTTGATGCTTAGATAAGATGCCCTTTAGTTTAGGATAGACATCACTGTTAAGCTTAGCCTTTCTACCAATAGAACTATCACCCACCTCACCATCTAAGACTTTCTTAGGGATTAAAGATGAGTCTGAGTCAATGATAACAAGATCAATCTCTCCACTGTTAATCATATCCATAGCAATTTGAAATCCTTCCTCGCCACAAGTTGGCTGAGCAATCAACATACTGGATATGTCTACACCTAATGATGCAAAATAGTTAGGATCAACAGCATGCTCGCCATCGATATATAACACCTTACCACCATTAGCTTGACAGTTAGCCACAGCATGGCCACAGATAGTAGATTTACCTGAACCCTCCCAGCCTACAAGTTCATAAAGTTTCCCTTTAACGAAACCTCCTACACCTAGAGCGATGTAGTCAAATGCGATTGATCCTGTCGAAATAAGATCATAATCATTGTGATTTTTATCACCTAATGATAGTATGGTACCAACACCATACTTTTTGTTGAGCGCGTCTAATGCGTCCTCCAGCTTAGATTTACCTGAAGCTGCTTCTGTTTGCTTTTTTGCCATTTCGTTTATTTTTTTGTTATATAAAGATACAAAATATTCATTAAAAATAAAATAGCCTAGAAGTAAAACCTCTAGGCTATTTAAACTTTACACAATCTAAATACTAATCTTTAGAGCCCTTCACCCACTTAGGAGTGTAAGGACAATTTTCACATCCACAATTGCAACAAAAACCTCTACTTAGTAAAAATTCTTTACTTAAAGGTTTTGATTTTTTTGGCTTATCTTTTTGCATATTTCTATAAAGTAAGATTCATTAAATTTGTTTTTCATTTTATTTACATGTTTGTGAACCCACTGTACATTATCTTCAATGTATCCTTTAGAAGAATCAATTCTATCAAGAGACGCAGTTGTTGAAGATATTTTATCTGTTCTATCTTTAGAAAAACTTTTTGACATAATTAAAGGAATATCTGATAATGCACATTTATATTCTTGTTTCTCTAATAAGTCTAAAATATATTCTATTGTTATTGATACATCTATATTCCTAACTCTTGCTCCTTCTAATATTCTTGAAAAAAATGTACTGCTTATATTTCCTAAACCTTTGTAATGTTTTTCATTAGCACAAGTTATACAACAAGTAGATTTACCTCCTCTAAGAGTATTTGCTAAAACAAATTTTTCAAACCCACATTTGCACTTTACGTTAAATTTATACCATCTTTGGTATTTTTCAACTTGTTTAGATATGACTTCCCAATCTCCAAACTTTTCACCTATTAGTGGTTCTTTTCTCATTTAAAAATTATTTGGTAACACAGTAAATATATAAAATAATTACCATGTTACCAAATTTATTCTTAAATATTTATTTCACATTCGTTACCTGCGCAAGCTGCAACCTGACTAAACTCTACATTATCAATAGCTTCTTTAACTTTAGTTAAATCTATTTCTTTTACTGTAAGAATTTTTTGATTGTAGTTTTCTTCTGTAATGTCTTCAAAAGGTGCCTGGACGTAAGAACCTCCATAATAATTCAAGACTGACAAACCATTGTAAAATTCACGATTCTTCCACATCCAAAGTCCTACAGCTTCCCACTCATCTAACCATCCATCTTCTCTCAATGTAAATTGACTTCCTTTACCATCATTCATATCAATAGCACCATATTTTCTAGTGCTATCTATAGAGATAGTGGCTGACACGTTATGAGTGTTGTCACCATGTACATGTCCTGCATTAATCCAATCAGTAGAGAAATGTTTAACTCTTTCTAGTGTATCAAGAGCTGTTTCTGTACGAAGGATAGAATCCTCTGGCGCTTTAACAGGAATACGTACACAGATAGTGTCTTGAGGACGTAACACATCATCCTCTACTAACTCAGGGTGATTAGTCATTAGATACTGTGCAATGTCTTCGTTCTTATTAAAACGCATTGTACGTAAATAGTAATCATTATGCCAAGCATGAATACCAGATGCTGTTCCTAATACTAGTGATGTAGTACCTGAAGGTTTAACACAACTAATACGAGCTGCCTCATTAATTCCTGTTCTTTCAGAAATCATTTGGTTAACTTTCTTAGCTACATTTGCTGCCATCTTTAAGTCATACTTCATGATCTCACCAGATCCAATACCAGTCATACCAATACCCAATAGAGCATCGTGTTGTGTAGTCTTAGCCCAGATAGGACGAAGGTAATGGAAGTCAGTAAATCCTGCCTGTAATGTACCAAAGAACGCAGCTGCACCTACACGATTGTTAAGGTCATACTGATCTTCTATATCAGACACATTAACTTCACATAGATTACAGAATTGGTAAGGACGTAGAGCAATCTCACAACATGGGTTGGTTCCCCAATCTTTATTGTTACTCCAATACAATCCTGGTTCTCCACTTCCTGATGCTTCTATACGTTTCCATAAAGCAAAGAACTCTTCTTCTGTTACTTCTCCACGCTTTAATACAGCAGAGTTGTTAGCACGTCCACGTTGCTCGTTAATCTCCCACCAATTTCCATACTTACATGTAATCATTTCTTCTTCATCATGATCGAATAAAGAGATCATAGCTGAACGACGAATACCACCTGCAAGTACAGAGTTAGCGATGTGACATAAGATATCATGACAGTCTAGTGGTGATAACTTCTCACCTTCAGCCTTTCTATCTAACATAGCCTGAACATGTGTAAGACACAACTTCAATGGCTCTGGTCCTGGTGCTTTACCACCTGCTGTAACTAAACGTGCACCTTTCTCACGAACAGCACGAAAGTCAAACTTTGGTAAGAATGATCCTTCAAGATAAGCTTTCATTAACACCTTCACTGCATCAGCCCATCCCATGATAGAATCTTCAACTAGATAAGTGCGACCCTTACCTGGTTTCTTAATTTCAGGTAGTTCAGCTACATGATGACGTTGTACACTATATCCTACACCTGTGCCACCTAATAATAAGAACATAGATTCTGAGAAGCTATGTAAGCTATCGATAGGTAGATAACAACAGTTGTATATACGAGCATTGTTAACTTCAGCAGCAGCACCAGCAAACTGTAGTGCTCTCATAGAAGGCAAGATTTTCTTGTCTCTAATCATTGGAATAGACTCCTTGATTGACTCCTCTAAATAAGGATACTTCTTGATCATCATTGCCTCATAACGACTAATGATTTCATCCCATGTCTCTCTCCTGTTCAGCTCAGGAATGAACTTTGCATACTTGCTGAAAACTGTAATTTTACTCAAGGCTTCTAATCCTAAATCCATATATGTTGTTGTTTAAGTTGTTTAAAAAAAATAAGGGCTACAAATGTAACTTTGTAACCCTTACCAAACAACCACTTTTGAAAATTAAGTTTAACTATTTTCCTTATCACTAACTGATTTAGTTAATGTTAATTCAAGCTGTTTAATAGCTGTTTCTACAGCATTTTTATCAGCCTCTTTTCTAGTTTTATAAACTTCACTTGTTCCACTAGTACCTATATCAGCTATTATAGAATAACTAAATGATCCATCAGAAAAACATGTAACAGTAATGTACATATTATGACTATCAAAGAAATCAAATAGGTTTCTAGGATTACCATCAAGGATAGCAGCAATGTTATTATTGTCCATTCCTTGCGCTCTTACATGATCTTTAAACTCTTCAGGAAGACTTTCATCATTTAATGATTCTAGCATTACTTCTAAGTAATAACTACAAATAAGCTTAGCAGTCTCTGGGTTCTGCTCTAATAATTCTAATCCTTTCATACTAATTCTTGTTTTTTAATTTTGTCTAAATCTAAAATTTCATTTTCTATATCAAAACCATCCCAAACCTCCATATCATCTGTAAAATTCATGTCAAGTTTATCTTCCCAATATTGACGTAAACTTTCATCTTTTGTAAAGATTCTAAATTGTAAAGATATATCATCTTTATATAAACCGTTTCTAAGAATTTTAATAATCTTAGGAAACTCTTGCTGATATACTTTAGAAGTTTTAGAATATTTTCCTTCTCTAATAATTGCAAAGTCTTTCTTCCATTTATTATCTAATGTATATACAACAACTACAAAACCTTCTTCATAATCATAATCATCGATTAGTTGTTTTGTACGTTGATACTCATCATCTAGAAATTCTCTAAACTTATCAAGATTACTAGGTTGAAATAAGAGATATACAGCATTTTGGTACTGTATATCTCTTCTAACATCACTCATATAACCATTTAAATAGCCATTTTCTTTTAACTTATCCCTATCAATTTTAAGAGTGGGTACTATAAATATACTTGTGATTGTTTTCTTTAACTCCATTTTATTCTTTTATATTTACAATTCCACTATTTAAATGATTCATGCGAGATATATTCCATACATCGTTATCAATAGCCCACTTAAGATTATCTATTGTTTCTAATACACCTGGATACTTATACCCTTTGTTTTCAAAACCATCTCTAGCATTCTCCATGTCTTCTGTATCTAGCGTATAGATGAGAGGACTAAAATAGTTAGTGCTATCACAGACAATAAATCTAGGATATGCAACTGTGTATCCATCATCTACTAGTCCTTTGAAACGATAATGTGCAGCATGCCAGTATAAGAATGCTTGAATGTATGCTCTTCTGTAAAGATAATATTCTTTATAGAAACCTTCAACACTCCACGTACATTTTAAGTCATACACTTGAATAATTTTATTCTCATGATCTACAATCACCTTATCCATCATACTCTTAAACTTATGACCATGCACTTGATAGTCTTCTACCTGCAGCTGGTTATATACCTCTACCTTGTATGTATTAGTTTGATTAACAATAGAGGCAGTGATAGGATTGTTACGTAATTCTGTCACAATATTTTCAGAATTTGTGACATCTTGTATAGATACAACCGTCATTCCTTTTGTTCTAACTATCATTATTTCATCAAAATACACCTCTGCTTCAGAACCTACAAACTTCTTCATTACAGCTTCGTATGTAATCTTGAATCCAGAATCTTTATATGCATCTAAAGATATATCAGCAAACTCACGAGTGATTTCACCATCTTCAGTTATAGCCGCTTTCATATGTTTGTATAAAGCTTCTACAAAATCTAACATCAATCCTGTTGGTGCAGATTCACACACAGATGGAAAGAACTTCTCATCAAACAACTCTGGCTCCATGAGCTTAGTTTCTACTAATCTACCTATAGTGGCAGCTTTAGTTTCATCATCGGTTACCTTCTCACCAAGTACATACTTTCTGTAATACTTTCTTCTGTCTTGTGAAAACTCTTTTAGACTAGAAGAGCTATCCATTTGGATAGCCCTGTACTGTGCTTCCGTTTTTAATTGTCCGTTAATCATTTTGTTTTTTGTTTTGTGATTCATAATATGCTTCTACTATTTGTTCATGCATTCTCCTTACTTCCATAGGGACACGCTTGAACCACCATCTAACTTCTATTTCGTATTCTCTACCTTGCTCATCTAATCCTCTAGGATTAACTAGCCAGAAGTTATGTGTCTTGCCATTAAACTCTACAGAACCTTCATACCAGATTTCTGTGAATGAAGAGTTCTTATTGATTGATACTATTGCTTGTTTCTCTTCCATTAGTCTTTATCAGGTTCCCAAATATATCCATATAATTTATACGCTTTACCTCCAACCTTACTAGTAAATTGTTTACTGGTAGATGAGATATCATTTTTAAGTTGAATAGGAGATAAAGTCATTACATCATCAGCATATTCAATTTGCATATTTACATTATCATCTATGCATTTCTTAACATCGTAGTCTCTAACTTCAACTAACCCCTTATAAGTTTTTGTTACTTTTATTTTTTTCATCTTGTGTTTTTTTATTGTGACAAATTGAACATAATACTTGTAAGTTATCTACCTCACAGAACAATCGCTCTACAAAACCTGGAAGATCAGTAGAACAAGTTAGTGTACCAGCAGGAATGATATGATCAACATTAACTTGTTTATCTGGATACCAATTTTTAGATTGATTACATTGATATTCAAACTTCTGTCTTTTTATAGGACCATTATATGCACGTTTAGCTTTTGCTTTACATTCTGATATTGGCTTCCACCATCTAGACTTCTGTCTTAGTGCACTTCTAATGAATGACCAAAAGGCACTTTCACTTAATGTTCCAGAGTTCCTGGTTTTGTTTACTCTTGATCTCTTTACAGGTATTTTCTTTTGTATTCTCTTAGCCATAATAGTATTAGTTGGGAGCAAATATAACTACTTACTCCCAACATAACAACTATATAGACTTCACTCTGTCACCAATGACAGCTTTCATCTCATTAAGAGAGTTAATTATATCTCTCACATCATTCATGGATATGGTAGGGAAATTAACTGCGTGCTTCTTAGCTTCAGCTGCGAATCCTGCTTTCACTTTATCAGCTAAGTCATCTAATTCATTGATAGCATAAGCGTCATCAAGCTCAAGAGTATCAAAGTCAAGATCATGTAATAAGGTGGTAGCCTCGTCACGTGGTACAGTCATGATTGGTAAATACTCATAACATCTACCCTTGCTATCACCAATACCAACAACTTTCATTGGATTGATTAGAACAAGAACAGACTGGTCACCACATCCTACATAATGAATCTCATCACTAGTGAAATGTAAGCCTGCTGCACCACAATTATCTGTATTCCATCTACACTCTTCCATTGGCATCTCTACCACTCTACCTACACGAATGTCAAACGTACCAGTGTGAGCATCTGTAAAACGATTCTCTGCACGATTAGGGAGATCAAGATATAAATCTGTCAATCCACCAATTAGTTCGCCATTTTCTTTACGAACTACATCATCATATCCACCTTCTCCATCACATGTTGGACATACAGAATCTTCATCTTCAGAATCTTCACCATAGCAATATCCACATTCTGTCCACTCATCATCATAAAGATCATCTACATGGACAAGCTTGTATTCACCATCCTCTAAGAATACTACATAATTTTCTGGACTCTTCTTCCATACAGCTTTCACTTTATGATACGCCTGACTAACGAAGTCTACAAACTCAATTCCACCATGTACAGTGACAACATTACGTAGAGCTGCGAAAAATCCTTGCTTAGTAATCTTGAAGCTGTTCTTCTTTAAGAATTCAAATAACTTCTCAGCTACCTCAGCACGTGGATTCAAACAGCACCACATCCAGAATCTCTTAAGCGCTTCATACTCTTCACTTATAGGTTGAAGAGGATTTCTCCTACCTACAATTGAAGCAAACTCTTCTACCATCATAGGAGGAAGACTACGATTGATTCCTGACATGTATATAGAACCATCTCTAAGCTCAAAATCATCTAGCTTAGCAAGAGCTTTACAACCTTCTAAGATTGCTTGATTACGCTTAACTTCTTCTTCAAACTTACGCTTCTCTTCTAGTCCTTCTTTAGAACTACATACAGTGAATAGCTCCATTTCACTCTTTGCATCACGAGCACGATTGAAATCATCCATTGTAGCAGGATGCTTGCTAATGATGTTACCATCATTAAGTACAATAGTTAATACGTCATTTACAAACTTGATGTTTGAATACACTTTACCACCTATCATAGTAGTGTTACTACTAGTAGGACCAGATGGAGTGTTGTCTTTCAACAACATCTCCATAACCTTTGTGTCTCTTTCAACAAGAGACTTGAAAAACTCTAAACTTGTGTTCATTTTTGTGATTGTTTATACTGTTAAATTTTTAAGCTACAAATAATGATAATTGACTTTCCTCTACAGGAACGTACCCTTCAGTAATATTATAGTTACTAGCATTCATGCGCATGTTCTTGTAACGACACATGTCTTTCATGACATCTAATAAACCTTTGTAATCAAAAGCATTTCCATAACTACCATGCATTTTGTTACATAACTTCTTCATGAAAGGATGTTTAGAAAATAGTTTATCTGTACGATTAAGTTTAGTGAACATTTCT